GATGTGGTCGGCGCGAGACTGATTGAGCTTACACTGCCAGCAAACTTTGCTCCGATGCCCTTGACATCTGCGAGCTTGAGGTTCGGATTTTTCAGCAGTTGTTCTGCAGCTTGGATTGCTGACTGTACGCCGGCAAGGTATTGCTCGCCTTGTGTGACTCCAGCTTGATAGAACTTGTCTGCAGCAAGCTTGCCCAAAGCATCTGCCACAAAGTTGAGGTCACTGACTAGCTGGTTGATCCCATTAGGTCCTGTAATCGCTTCTGAGCCACCTCGAATCAGTTCATCGGCGATTGCACTGCCAGCCTCTTGACCAGCCTCTAAAACGCGTTTGAGCGCGTCTTGTGACAATTCCATTGAAAGGAGTTTTTCAATCTTTGATCCGAAGGCTTTTGCTCCATCAGCCTGTGCTGTCAGCTGGGCAAGGATGGTCGTTCCGGCTTCCTTTGCAGCGTCGGCTGCACCAGAAATTGAGAACTCTCCAGTAACCGACTCGGCGACCGTTCCCTTGAAATCGTCGTAAGCCTTCTTCGCTTCTTCAAGCTTGCCCTTGGCTGTGTCGAGTGCTGTGCTGAACTGATCCGTCAGCTCTTCTCGAGCCTTCTTGATCTTCTCTGCCATTTTGTCAATCGCGCCACCAGCACCAGTTGCAGCAGTATCAAGACCAGTCACGACCTCGGTTGCGAGAGTGCCATTGTCTGACATGCGTTGAAGTTGTGAATTGCTGTATCCCTGCGTCGTGTTGAACGCGCCGAGACTGTCTTTCATTCCGTCCATCTGGCGCTTGTATAAAGCGAAGGCTGCAATGCCTGCAATGACGACAGCGATGCCGATACCTGTTGCGATCTGGACAGCAGTAAAGGATGCTGCGAGCGCATAGTTCACTGCAGCTGTAATGACGCTGATGGCTTTCCATGCAGCCATTGCGATATTGGCTCCGACGATTGCTGCAGCAATTAGTCCGAAAGCGGTCGCAATGCCAATGATGACAGCTGTGTTTTTTTGTGCCCAAATAGCAAAGTTTGTGAACGCGCCGACCATGACCTCAACGACTGGAAGAAGCGCGGTTCCGATTGCTTCTTTGGCTTCACCGAGTTGGATAGTGAGGTTCTTGAACTTGCCCTGAGCAGTGTTCGCAGCGGTTGATGCAGCGCCACCGAAAGTTGATGCGAGCGATTGCATGACCTCATCAACTGACGCGCCATCTTTGATGAGCTTGAAGAGCTCTGGTGATAGTTGCTTGATGGCTTTCATGTTTCCGCCGTAAGCCTTTGACACGGCATCAGCGACTTCTTGAACGCCCTTACCTGTGGCAGCCGAGACATCAAGAACAGTCTTGAGCGCGTCCTGTGCGGTTGCTAGATCGCCAGTACCGATTACCAAAGCCGACAGCGCTGGACGAAGTTCATCGTCGGCGACAGCTGCGCTTCTGGACAGAGTGCTAATGAAGTCTTCATTCGCTTGAATCTGTTTGTCGGTTGCTCCTGTGGTTGCTTGGAGCTGGCGCGCAAGTTGTGCCTGTGCAGCCTGATCTTCTGCAGCAGCCTTTGAGCTCATGACAAGCCCAGCTGTCAATCCACCGATCGCAGCTAGTGCTGGAACGAATGATTTCTTCAGCGCGAACGATGCCTTCTCTGCATTGGTCTCGAGTTTCTTGAACTCCTCAAAAGTTTTTTTGAGTCCGTCACCTTGGAAGTCTGTGATGATAGGGATGCGAATAGCCATTAGAGGTTGCTCCTGCTCAATGCTTCGGTCAGCTTGCGCTCGACTTCTTCTGTGATGTTCTTGATTGCTGCTTCAATGTTGTCTGTGTTGGCTTCCACTGCAGGCCACATTGAACGCGAAGCTTTGCCGAAGGTCTTGTCCATGTTTTCTATGAGAGTGTTGTTCCACTCATAGGTCCCACCTTTGCGCTTCTGGGACGAGGATGATCTGCCACCACGACCAGCAATATCAAACACGATGCCGGCAGGGTTCTTCTGCTGAATGATGAACGCGCTCAGAGTTTCGTATTGTGCGCCTTTGTCCATGTTTCGTTGGCGCGCGCGTCGAGTGTCAATCTTGACGCTGATGTTCCTGTTCGCGACTGCTTTGTCCCAAGGGAAGATGTGTCGCCATTTACGACCGAAGCCACGCATGACTGTCGTGCCGATACCAGTTGGAAGATTGTTTCGCGCGTCAGAGATCGTCGGCTGCATCAGCGCGCGGTAGTCCCTAGTGATCTGTCGGCGCAGATCTGGGGCGAGTTTGTTCAGCGTCTTGAGATCTTCCTTGATCCCAAATACCTGAACGCCAGTTCTCGCCATGTTCTCACTTCCTGTTTCTTTCCTCTAACACAGTAGTGACAGTAAGTAGGTCGGCGGTGTCAAACTCTTCTTCGTAAAAGCGCGGAGCCCACGAAAGAGCAACTAGCAATTCTGCTAGGAGCCTTCGGTGAGTTCCGCGTGGGTAGGGTTTTCTATTTCCTCAGCGCTCACTTCTACCGAGTCGAGCTTGGCAATGAACTTGTCAAACTCTCCCGGCACGACGATCTTCGCTTGCTTGCATGCTTCCCACGCAAGGAACGCAAGATCTTCTACACCGATTCCGTTCGCCATGTCTGATGCTTTGCGCTTGAACCTTCGTTCCCATGCGACAAGTGTGACCAGATTGGTTGTCACTTCGTATGGGTCTTTGCCACTTTCTGTCACCTTTAGGTGCAGTTTCATTTCTTCTCGCTTTCGTGTCGGACCGATGTGCGGTCAGTAATTAGCTTTCGTCAGAAGTGTAAACACCACCATTGAACACGATTGAAATCGTGCCTAGAGCTCCTAGCGCGGTGACGATTGGTAGCGCAGCCAAGAATGTCCCTGTAAAGGTCAGACCCGGATTGGTTGCAGAGTCTGCACCGACAGTCGGCTTCACGACCACCACGGTTGATGTGCCGACCAAGCTCTTGAGTGTTGCCCAAGTCTCAGTCGCTGCGAAGCTTGCGTAGAAGTCAAGGCTGACCGAGTGACTGCCGAGGCCCGAGACATACTTGCGGGAAGAATCTCCGAAAGCGGTTGCCTCAAGTTGATCAAAGTTGATGTTCACAGTCGCGCCGGTGCACTGATCCGATAGATCTACCGAGTTCACTGTTACGACTGGTGAGGATAAATAAGTGCTAGTTGCCATGATTACTCCTTGGGTGCTTTCTTGGGTTTATTTTTAGCAGGTTTTTCTTCTTCTGTGGTTGATACCTCAGCGCGCACAATAAAGCCACCAGCCAAGAGTGCGTCAAGGTTGATGCCATCCTTCTGAATAAACGGCTCGCCGATCACGCCAAGCTTCTCGGATGCGATCACGAAGCTCATGCGGTTTGTGCCTGAACTTCGATCATCATCTCGTATGCCGGAAGTACTACACCACCGACATCAACGCTGGTCGGGGATCCTGATGTTGCTCCGACATTCGCGGTCATTACAGATGCAGCCATGTTGAGAATGTTACCCAATGCGTCAGAGTTGCCCGGACCCATTGAGATGATCTGGACGGGGAATGTCATTTTGGCAATGTTGTAGTTCCACATTGTGAAAGATGGAGCTGACACGAAGACGCACGGTGGTCTCAAATTGCGTGGATCAGTGACTACTTGCAAGCCAGTCGCGGTTGCCAGTTTTGTTCCCAACGCGCTCATCGCATTGTTGAATAGATCGGTGTAGTTGGAGACTGTCATGCGCAGGCTGGGCGATCAATCCCGAGAAGTTGTTTGATCTGTCCGTTCATTCCGACGACTGGTGTCTGACCCATGTCTTGATATGAGCTAAAGACATCCACGGTCCCTCGAGATTTGTACAGCATGCCGGCATACATGACGGTGCCGAGATACACATCTTGCGATGGAACTGTTGTCAGTGAGTCCCCTGTGTATCCTGCCTCAGCTCTGCGCCTACTGCAGAACGCATTCGATGCAGCTGCACAAGTTGTTACGAAAGCCTGATCGCCAGCTGTTGCTACAGAGATGCCGAGCCAGTCGAGCACATTCTGTTGAGTGATCCATGTGCAGGTCTGTGTGTATGTGACCGTTCCGGTCGCAGCTATACGCGAGACATCGCTTGCGGTCTTGGCGTACAGGACCTGATTTTGGATTGGGACATTGAAGTCGTAGAGCAGATCGCCTTCGCTGTCAATGCCAATGAACTCAAACTCGGGAAGCGCATAGCAGACATATGTGCCATTGAAAGTGCTGTCTACTGATGTGACGACTATGGATTCGCCGACTGCAATCTCCGATGGGGTAAGGAGTTGCAGTACGGCGTAGTTATCCAGTAGTGACTTGAAGGTAACGCTGTAGGTTGCCATGAGCGGAAGCTCCGCTCTCGACTAAGCCTGTGTGATCTTGCGGATCATGCTGGAGTTTGCAGCGAATGTTGCTGCATATCCGAACACGCTCATCTGGCGACCCAAGGTTGAAGGTACTTCAACGCTGAGCAAGCCACGATCCTGACGGTAGATCTCAAATGCGTTCTTGTTCATGATGACCATAGTCTTCGCTGCGAACTTGTTGTCCACCACGATCTCAAGACCGAGTGGGTTCATGCCCGACCATGAAGTTGCTTGACCTGCGCCAAGTGAGTTCATGCCGTTCAATCCCGGTGCACCGATTGCTGGGAAGATTGGGCGGTTGGTGGTGTCTACAAGCTGACCCATGAGAGCCCATGTTGCAGGGTCTACGAAGATGTGCGTCGGCAAGTAGTTTGTAGCGTTTGAGATGGTGGTTGCTGCGTCATAGATTGACTTCATCAAGTCAGTTACTGACAAGTCCCACACGCCATCGGACGATGCAGCTGCAAGCAAGTTGTCTGCAGCGTAGTTGTCAATTGCTGTGAGGTATTGACCAGCGAGATCTTGAATGATGATCTGCATGGCGTTCGGATCTGTGAAGTCGATTACCTGATATGAAAGCTGGGCTTGTCCAGCGAATGTCACTTTGCTAACCGTGTTTGCTGCAATCACGGCAGTCGTTGCCGATACTGCTGTGAGTTCGGTTGATTGCTGTGCGACGGTTGGGTGAGTCGTCCAAGTTGGGCGAATGAAAGTTGCACCGCTGTTGCCGTTCGGCATCGCCCTTGTGCCAAGTGCATTCAGCACTGGAGCAATGTAGTTGATGTCCTGAAACACTGGACCCAAAATTGGAACCGGGACGATACCAGCATCGTTCGAGAGCACATTGTCTCCAGCTGCTGCTTCGATGTCTGATCTGTGATATGCGCGATAGTCGTTCCATACGCGGTTTGCGTTGGCTGCAATTTCGCCGCCTTTGTGCATTGCTGCAACAAACTCTGCTGCACTCGGCAGGCGTGGTTCACGCTTTGCTGATGCGAACATTGGGGTCGGGATTGATGCCTCGACTGGTGCTTGTACTTCGGTTGCTTCTGACATTTCTTGCTCCTGTTCTGGGACTACTTCTTGATTATTGCTTACTTCTTCATCTGGTTGGTGGATACTCGCAGCTATGTCGGTGATCTGTGCTCCTGCGAATGCTGGGATGGCGACGATGCTGAGTTCGCTCCAGACAGCAGCACGGATCTCCATAGTTCCGGCTTCGTCGTAGCTGAACTGCGTCGGGGTGATTCCAATGCTTACTGAGTCGAGTACTCCATCTTTCATGAGAGTCATGGCTTCGTTGCCCATTTGAGTGTCACTAATTTTGGCTGTGAAAAGCATTCCGTCCGGCGTAGATTCGCGCGCGGTCACGATTCCGATTGCCATATCTGTCGAATGATTCATCAGCAGACGAGGAGCCTTTCCGTCCACTGGCAGAGCTCCTTCAAGTACGCGCACCGAAGTTCCGTCCGAGACCGTTGCTTCTACTCCATAGGGAACCGCGATGCCCGTGATCGTGCGTCGAGCTTGACCGTCTGGTCCTGCTGCATCGATTGATACTGATTGCGCTGTGAACTGGATCATTCTGCGATCTGCTCCTGTGTGTTTTCTACCGGCATGTCTTCTCTGTCCATTGTGTCGGCAAGATAATTCTCTTCGAGATATTCCGATGCGTCGAACTTCACCATTGTCCCTCTTGGTAACACATTATCCATTGAGAGTGTGTTGGCGATGCATTCTGCGTAAGCCTTCACGCCGAAGATGTAAAGGTCAGCTCGTGCTTGCTGTGATGACTGGTACGAGTAGGAGCCAGTGCTAACTCCGACTAGGTATGGCGGAACATTGGTTAGGCGCGCACATTCGAGAGCTTGATAATTCGCAGCGTCAATCAGAAGCATCTTGTCTGGTGTTGCTTGTGATGGCTCGAATGATAGGAACTCATTGAGAACAGCGATCTGATTGAGTTTTCTGGCGGACTCGAATTGCGCGCCGATTGAACTAAGCTCCGAGGGTGATAAGGGCTCACCGCCAGTTTGACGAAGAACTCCCGACGGAATGAGCGACTCGGCATTTCTGTATCGGCTGGATTCGAGCTTGAGTGCAGTGTTCACTACTCCGGGCGATTGGTAGATGATGCCTTGGATGCCTGAGATAAATTGCACGACATTTCGGTAGTCGAGTTCTTGTCCGAGGAAGTAGAGCTCTTTGGATGGTGCGAAGAAGACGGGACCTGCCTGATCGCGTCGGGTGATGCTTCCGGCTGGTAGACGCTCGAACTCCGAAGGATATCCGTCTTGCGTTCTTGCTGTGATTGCGAGGTAGCCCACACCGTAAAAGAAAATATCATCAAATAACCAGCTGAGGAGCGTGGAGTTTGGAATTGATGGGGACATTCTGCGAAGCCATGAACGCGGAGCAAGACGAGTTTCTTGCATTTCTTGTTCTTGTTCATTCCATGTTTCTTTGTACATGATCAACGGCATGCATGAGATGACTGATGCCATGAGATCGCGTGCGCGTGAAATTGCTGGGACACTCATCGCACGATTGCGCGCTTCGCCTTCTTGGTAGGTGTAATACGCGCCGATCATTGATGCACCGTTGTATCCACCGCCTGCAGCTGCAGCCTTGCCGACTGGTTCAGAGATTGCAGCTTTAGATACCTTGCGATCGAATAATGCCATGTCTCTACTCTTTCATAGTTTTTTGGTGGAGTCGCGCATCAGGGACTTCTCCGACGAAAGGCTCGACGCACGACTCCGCGCCGATCTTAGTTCGCGACGACGACAAGCTGTGGCTTCCCTCGAGCGTGACGATTGCCAGCGACGATTGCAGTTGAGAAGATCATTGTCCTGCAAAGTTCAATCGGTCCGGGCGAACGCTGAGAGCTGACAGCGATGGAGCCTTGAGTGCGAACGGAGACAGCGCGCACAACATGCTCTGCTAATGCCATCTCGCCTGTGTGGACGATCTGTTTTTCACGGATCAATCCTTGGACAGCTGGAGTCCATTTCAGGATCTCGGCGTAGCCGACGATGACTCGACGCGCTTGCAAATACGGAGGACATTGAAGATCGACAGTGGGCGTGAGAGCAAACTTGACTGAGTGGTCTTTGGCGATCTCGCGCACATGATCCCAGAGCTGTGTCTGTGTGTCGCAAGTGAACGCGACAGTGACCCCAATCTTTCCGTCCGGCATGAGGACAGATCTTGTGGCGTAGTAGTGCGAATCGTTGAAGTCCACCTCAACGGCAACCACTCCCCCAGCTGGAAGTGGCTCAGAAGTGGCAAGCTGTGTCCAGAGTCCCTGTGGGAGCCACGAGCGGTCGGTCGCGATCCAAAGGTTCACGCTTGATCGCAGGAATGATGCGCGATCTGGGAGCTGTGACTCTGACTCGATTGTGGACATCTCAAGCGTTTTGCCGAGAGCAGGGTTCGCATAAGCCCATGCGACAGGATCCATCGGATCAAGATCTGGTGGGGGAGACCATTCACGGAAGTGAAAGTTCGTTGGCTCATGCGTGTCAATCAGACGAAGACCCATTTCTCGATAGCGCATCATGACCTTGGATTCTTCGGTGCCAGCTGTAGACCACATGCTCAAAAGAGGGAAGCGTCGTGCGCGCATTGTCGGCGTGATACCGCCATCAATAACTTCTTCGTCAATTCCCCAGACCTCATCCACAAGAGCCAGATCCACAGAAAGACCGTGAGCTGCATTCGGTTTCGCTGAACGCACTAGAAGCTTGGATCCGTCTGGAAGTTTTGCAGCTAAACGACCGTATGAGCGAGTGAGCTTTGCGTCAAAGTATTGCTCGAGGAGCTCTGCAATTTCTTCATAGATTCCGGCAGCACTGTCAAGACGGTGTGCCATCAAAAGCACTGTCTGTTTCTCTCCTCGGATCTTTGGCATCTCGGTCAGCCACCAGCCAGCCAAAGCTCGAAGCGCAACTGATTTTCCCTGCTGACGCGCACAGCTGACCAAAGAGCTTCGAGTCACAAGCTCAAGACCAGCTTCATCAGAGAACGCCAGCTGATCGGCAAGTGCTGCGATTTGCCACTCCATGAGATTTACAGACATGAATTTCCGTGCCCACTCCACCACACGATGAACATGAGAACCGTGCTGATCTGGGCTCATAGTTGCCAGTCTCGGCTGGTCGTGTCCGGTCGTCGCCAGTTCTGGCTGGTCGTCGTCCTTTGGGGAGAAATAGAACGA